GGAAAAAATAAAAAAAAAACGCACAACAAAAGTTTACTGAAGTTATGAATGACTTTGAAGATGAATTAGCTATCATGCCTGTAGGAGAAAAGGACCTTCCGGATTATTATCCAGCAGAAGTAGGATCAAAGTTTAGAAAAGTACGCGACGAATGGGAAGCCAGAAATGGAATAACTGTAAAGAAAGGAGGTAGAAAAAATCGTATAGGTTATACAAGAGTTAAAAAGAGACGATCAGGAAGAAAAACCAAAGGAAGAAAAACCAAAGGAAGAAAAACCAAAGGAAGAAAAACCAAAGGAAGAAAAACCAAAGGAAAAAAACCCAAAAGAAGAAAATCAAGAAAAGGAGGTCAACAATTGAATGAAAAAGAAAATGAAATAAAACAAAACTATCTAAACAAGCGGATTGAACTGATGGAAGAAGGAAAACCTTGGAAACTTAATGTTGAAAATAAAAACTTAAATAAAAATATGTCTTTAACTTCACAATCGCTCAACGAAATGAACATTTATAATAAATATAAAAAAGATCAAATGAATTATAACAAAGCAGAACAACAAGGATTAACTTTTGGTGGGAAAAAAGTGTAAAAGAAATACATCTTTAAATAAAAAATTGAGTAAAATGTTATCTAATTTGGTTAGATAACATAATTATTTTAATATGCCAGTAAATAACACCGCTACTATCTTACCTCCAGATGATATTTCTATGGAAATAGGATCGCGTATTCGTAGAACATTATCTAGAAGAAAATGTTCTTATTGTAGAGAAGAAGGTCATCGAATAAACAATTGTAATCATAATGACTTACTATTATTTGAAGATCTTTGTAATATAAAAAAAAATCAAATAGATATACTTGATAATAAGGTGTATCGTTTCACATCTTGGTTAGTCTCATATATTATATTACACACTTATATAATTTCTATAGTTAAAGCATATGCAATTAGTAAATGTAATTCACGATTAAATCTTCATATTAATAGATATATTGAAGTAATTTGTAATAAAATATATAATATAGAAGATGATATTACAAATAGCGATTATGTTCAATTATCTAACACCCCTATTATAGATGGTTATATTCCTTCATTACTTAGTTATATTTCAAATAATATTATAAAACACGATATAAATGCTACTATTGTAAAATATAATGGACCTGATAAAGAAAAAAATTGTGGTATATGTTGGTGTGATAAAAACGACCAAGATTTTATAAAATTTAATTGTAGTCACGAAACATGTAACACTTGTTTAAACAAAATAGTTGGAGAAAACAATTCAACATCATGTCCATTTTGCAGAACTAAAATAACTAAAATTCAATTAAACGAAGGCACTAAGATAACATTTGCTATCAAAACCGATTAAGTGGTTTATCATTCGAAATATTTAAGTTAACCTTTATTTAATAAAATTTATTGTACGACCGATTGTCAAGAGCCGCCTTTTTGAGTTTTCCCCTTTTTCCCTTTTTTTCCCTTTTTCCCCTTACTACTTTTGGATTTTTTTATAGATTTATTTTTCTTATTAGATTTACGTCGAATAGATTTCGATTTTTTTGTTGAATTTGATAAAAGATTTCCGAATAAATGAAACATTTTATAATTAGTTTAGATTATTTCTTAAGGAGAATATTTAATTGAAAATGTAAGATTTTGAACGAATTCTTCATATTCTTTATTTTTAGCCTTATCAATCGTATTCCGATATTCATCAATATTAATTTGTTTTGTATAACTTATTTCGTATGGCAATTCTAAAACCATTTTATTACAAGATAAATTATAAATTTTTATCATCATTTCTAAAAATAATTTACAATTATCAGGATTTTTAATATAATCTAAATTAACTAAAACAACATTCGAATTTTTACTTGCATAATCTAATATATACCTTAATTTAAAATATCTTATTTCAAATATTGTCTTATCTTTATCATGATAATTTAATGGTAATCCAGTGTTACCATCTTTACTCCATCCATCATTTAAAATTTGTTTTTGAGTTATAAAACTATTAAAGTCGTTATAAAGGGCTAAATGATACGGTTTATAGAACATAGATATTAACCAGTCTTCTAAATTTCGTATTATAAAAATATCTATTTGCGACGTAGTTCGTTTTTCAAAGTCAATCCCATGTTTCCAATAATAACATCTATTATCATGATAATACTCTTGAAAACAACCAAATCCAAAGTTAGCTTCAAATAATTCAGTTAAAAATTTAGTTCCTGAATTTCTCTCCCCGTGAATTTTAAAAACCATAATCAAATATACACAAGTTAACTCTAAATAGGTAATTTAGATATACTTGTTATATTATCAGAGTCTTGGGGTTTAGTAGTATCATCTTGATCTACTTCTTTTTCAGTATTATTCTCATGATCGTTATCAACTGGGTTACTCTCTTCTTCCTTCTTACTTAAGAATTGATTCACCGCTTTTTTAACTACATTTCTTTTTACATTTTGTATTTGCAAAGCATGAAGTGATAAATATGGTAAAATGGCTAAATTATTCATATATGTTCTATAATAAAAACACGATATACATGTATCTTTAGTAAACTCTATACTGTACCACCAGTAAGCTGGTAAATAAAACATCTTACCTGGTGTTAAATTGAACTCTAAACATTTTATTTTATCAAAATCAGCCGAATATTTTGGTTGAACTTTCCACGGATTAATAGGAGATGAAAATTCAAAATTCTCATAATCATATTTAGGATATAAGTATTTTGTACTTTGGGGAGGAGTTATTTTAATTTTAGCGGTACCACATGTTAATAACATATAATTTCTATAATTAACCATATATCTAAAAGGGGTACGTGTATTATTAGACCCCATAAGTAAATCATAATTACAATTTGAAACCATATATGGACGTAAAAAATCATCATTATATTTAAACGACTTAACAATACCAGTTTCTTCTAAAAAATCAGAATTGTTTTCCGTAAAATAACTAGCATCTTTATCTTCGTTAAATAGCTTCAAGGATGCATGGAACGGTAAAGGTAGATACAACTCGTTTTCACGATCACAGTCTGTATCTTTTGAATTTCTAATTTTTATTTCAAAAGCATGGTAATTTTCTTCAATAAAAGTGCGATTTGACATTTCTACGATTTTATCGTTATGGTAATCAAATAAAAGCGGTTGTCTCATATCACATACTTCTTCCAATTTTGATTTTGAAACATCATCTATTTCATATATTTCTAAATCATTGCCCGTTTTTAACTGAAATTGTATATGTAGATATATAAATAATACTAAACAAAAAATAAATATAGTTATAATAAATTCCATATTTATTATAAATAATAATTTTTTAAAAGGGCAACGTAATAATCTATTTTTAATATGAAGTATATTTATCTAATAATTTATTTTAAATTGGTAAAGTCATTTTTTTTTTTCGATTTTTTTTCTTATCTTTGTTACTAGTCACTTCTTCTTCAAATCCACTCTCTTCAACATTTTCAGCATCTTCAGTTTCAACATTTTCAGCATTTTCAGCATTTTCAACATTTTCAGCATTTTCAGCATCTTCAGTTTCAACATTTTCAGCATTTTCAGCATTTTCAGCATTATGTGTTTCTGTATCAGCTGTTTTTTCCTTTTTTACTATTTCCTTTGCATAAACGGATACTTCTTTATTTTTAGAATCTGTAGAATCTGCAACTTTAGATTTTGATTCATCAGAGTTTTTAGGGGATATATCGTTATCCTCTATAAAAATCTTAGATTCTATATCACATATAGCAGTTTCATAATCGATAAATTTATTTTGTGTCTCAGTTTTAAATTCTTCAAATTGTTTTTGAATACTATTAATATTTTGGGTTAAAGATGCTAATTCTGTTTTAAAATCATTTAAAGTAACTAACTTTTCTTTTTTTTCCATTTCATCTAAACGTCTAGTAAGTGTTGTCAAAAGTGTATTATCTACACTAGGAGTTTCCCCTTTTGAAATTATAGGATTATGTTGCTGTTCTATTAAATGTTGTTCAACTTTACCTAAACGTAATGTTATTAACCCAATTGCATCAGAAATTGTCAATTTTGAAAAAGGTAAACCGTTTGATTTTTGTTCAATATTTTGTTGTTGCATATGTTGATGGGGTTGCATTGGTGGGTGAGAAATTGTATTCATCGACCTTCCTGCTTGTAATTTAGGAGGAACATCTCCTCCAGCACGTCGATTCCTTGCAGCTGCTATTGAACGTGAACTACTCATTATATTATAATTTTAAATTATAACTTTTAAATACTTACGCGCGAATATTTACTTTTTAGATAATTTAATTTCTTCTTATAAAACATATGGATAGTTCTGACGAATCAAAAAAAAATTTTATTAAATATATATTTAATTTTAATGATAATACAAAAGCAGAATTACTCAACATTATACAATATGGTATGTTATCACTAATACCACTTATATCTTTGAATAAACTTATAGCTAAATATATACCTGATGCTGACGATAATAAGGGGACTATAGAAATTATAGCAGAGATTATTATCCAAGTATTAGTTATGCTTTTAGGATTTTTTTACGTTGATCGTATTATTAATTTTTTTCCTACATATAGTGGTGAAGAATATCCTAAAAATCATGTTATATATATGACTTTAGCATTTTTAATGATTACATTTAGCATTCATTCTAGATTAGGCGAAAAAATGAATATTTTAATTGATAGAATACTTGAGTTATGGGAAGGCCCTTCAAGTCAAAATAAACCCAAGGATAAATCAAAGGTGAAAGTATCTCAGCCTATTTCAGGTAAATTACCACCTACTATGCCTCCAGCTCATACTAGAAACGTAGCATTAAGTAATTCATTTTCCGATGGCACTTCAATCCATTCATTACCTACTAGTGATATGACACAAGCAAATAATCAAAATACAATGGCGCATCAACAGTTACCAGATTATAATAAATTTCATGAAAAAGACGATACTCCTCTTGTAAATGCTTCATCACCTGCAGAAGGTTTTGATGGTCCAGTAGCCGCTAATTCTGTAATGGGAGGAGGTTTTGGTAGTGCATGGTAATTTTATATAAATAATAACAATAATAGATATAATAATAATTTATTAATAGGATATATGGATATTAATAAATTATTAAAAGCATTAGATGATGACACAAATGAAGAATTGATGAATTTTAATACCGAAAAAATAAAACAACTTAATCGACAAATTATATCAGAATTAAATTTACAAAAAATGGAAGAACAAGTATTACTAAACAAATTAAAAGGCTATAAATATATTGATGAAATAAATGAGTTACGATATGGTACATACTTAAGATGGATCAATATTAGTAACCCAAATAAAATATTTCTAACTAATGGTTCGATGTTTTGCAATGTAAAAATTACAGATGAAGGAGTTTTCTTAATATGTAAAAATTATGGACCTCGCTCACGACATTTTCGTTTAAGTATGGACAGTAGTTTGATATTTCAAAAATTAACTGATCAAGAAAACGTTCTTGTATCAGCATTAGATCATTTATCTAAAACCTAGTGTCTATTTCTTTGAGTATATTTTTTTAATACTCCTTTTTTACGTTTTTTACATGTAAATTTCCCTACTGTGACATGTTTACTATGTAGAACTGTTCTTTTACAAATTCCTATAGATTTTGCTTCATTAACTGGATCTACTTTTTTAATACACCGACATAATTTGTTCATTATTATCTGCTTAGCTTTAGTTTTAATATTTTTTAATGATTTCGGTATTGATGCATTATAATAATTTAATATTTTGATATAGTCTGATTTTGTTAAATTAGACATAATCTATTCCGATATATATTTATGTAGAAAATAAAATATGATTAGTTATATAACTGATATAGTATGAAAATAATAGTTTTAGATTTTGATGAAACATTAGGGTATTTTGTTCAATTAAGTATATTTTGGGAAAGTCTTAAATTCTATTTAAATTTTAAAACTCAACAAGATAATATTCTAAATCAAACGTATTTCAATAACTTATTGGATTTATTTAAAAATTTCTTAAGACCAGATATTATTAAAATACTAACGTTTATTAAAAAAAAAAAGATAGAACATATGTGCAATCGTGTAATGATCTATACAAATAATACAGGTGCTTATAATTGGGTTAATATGTTTATATCTTATTTTGAAGATAAATTAAACTATAAATTATTTGATCGTATAATTGCGGCATTCAAAGTAAAAGGGGAAGTTATCGAAATAGGTAGAACTTCTAATGATAAAAAAATAAACGATTTAATTAGATGTACAAAAGTGCCGGAAAATACCAAAATTTGTTATATTGACGACATTTATTATCCTGAAATGGTAAATGAAAATGTTTATTATATTAATGTTAAACCTTATTACTATGACTATAAATTTGATTTCATGTTTGACGAATTATCAAAATCAAACAAACTAAATCATATATGCGATATTAATTTTAAATCCAATATGTTAAAAATAATTAAAAAATTTAAATATACACCACGATTGAAAAAGTCTATTGATTTAGAAATTGATATCATTATTAGTAAAGAAATGTTAACTCATCTGAATAAATTTTTTCACGAAACTCAAAATAAAACGCGTAAATTACGAAGTTCGTATAATAGTAAAACAAAAAAAAAAAAAAAAAATAATATTATTAATTTTATTAACAATAAGAAAAAAATTTTAATAAAAAAGATAAATAAATAAAATTAATAAATAAAAAAAATATGTAAAAAAAAACAATAATATTATTAATTCTATTAACAATTAGAATAAACTGTTATTACAAGCGGTAAGTCCATATGTTTGATAAAGAAGTAGAATATGTAAAACAAAATGATTTAATTCATAAAAAGGTTTTATATGTAATAGTAAAATAATACCAAATAAAGAAATCAAATTATGATTACTAGCAACTAAACTATTAGAGTGCATTATTGTAATTAAAATTTCTATAAAAATAGGAGCTCTTACCACATATTCAATTAATCTATCTTTTGAAGCATATATTATTGCTGTTTTGGATAAAATATTGTCCAAAATATCATGATAAAAATGAAATAAACTACATAAATGCATATATAATAACCATCCAACTATAAAAATCATGTTTTTAATTTCTATACCATATAAGTTTACTATAGTACATAAAAAACTTCGGATATGTATACTTAAAATATCAAAAATATAATATTTATAAATATTTGGAGATAATAAGTTAATTTCTATCTCGTTTTTTTCGTCATTCTTAATTTTATTATCCTCTTTTTCGTCCTTCTTAATTTGGTTAAAAATTGCCCTATGATAATTAAAACTGTTAATGGATAAAATAGATTGACCGAATAAATCAATCATAATTAACGATTTTCTATCACTCTTATTATTATCTATATATGTATATAATGAAATTACAGGTGATAAAAAATAAGTAAATTGTAATAAAAATTCGGATAATCTATACGTAAAATATATCTTAAATTGTTTACGCACGGGTTTCATAATTGATTTTACTATGATGAAGCCCCAATATAAATTTAATAATAAAAAAGAATACAACCCTGTATGGTACCAAAATAATTCATATGTACTATTATTATTATTCATATAATATAAATAACGTTCATCTAAAAACAAATGTTTTATCAATAGATAAATTCTAAGATATATAAATGTTGATACAAAACAAATATTATTTATTTTATATAAAAAACTGCTTTTATCCAAATACTCTCGTGTTACTAAAAAAATGGTAGATGTTTCAAGACTTAGTACGGTAATCGCCTGTGTAGAAACAATCCCAAGTGGCAATTGTTTTGAATACATATATGTAGACATAGATAAACATAACAAATGATGTAATATGATATCCGGTTTTCTAGTTAAAAATAGATCGGTTATACAGTGTATAAAAACCAACGGAAATAATTTATAAATAATAAAATCTATTGGATAAAAATAATGACAAATAATTGAACTTGTTATTATAATTGAGACCCCTAAACACACGAGGTTTTGAATATCTGTTACACAATATTTGTTATTATAATATATAAAAGGTATCATTATATTAATAATTATTTTTTTTTTAAATAGTAATATTATATTATAAATGGTTTTATTCGCTAGTCTATAGGCTTTGTAACCATAAACTTTATAAATGATCTATTTAAGATTCATGTTGCCAATAAATGATTTCAAAATATATGAATGACTAGTATATGATGTAATATACGATACGATATAAGTTTCTAGAATAGAAGTTGTTAGTAATAAAAATCCAGCACTAAAAGCTATTTTTCTATCAAGTGAAGAAAATCTAGTTTTACGATAAGGATTAAACCTCCAAATTAAAAATAATGCAATATATACCTGTACAAACTTATCTAAATAACCGGCATATGTTGTGTTTTTAAAAAACGATGTACCTAAAAAAGATATAATTATTAAAAAATAAGAAATATAAATATAAAAATCAAACACCTTTTCTTGTAATTTTAATGATAACCCTTTCATATAATAAAGAAATAAAATATTTATATTTCTGTTATAGGCTCTATTATACATGATATACCTCCTTCCGCCCACCTTTTCATTTCAGGGTCATCCTCTTTATAAATATCTAATAATCTAGCGCTTGGATCATCTGTTTGAGAAAATTTCGGCATCCATAAGTATGGTATAACTTTATTACAATTATAAAAAAACTCATTAAACAAAAACTTATAATAGCGTTTTTCAATATCTACTCCTGATATATCTGTATAATTCATTTCTTTTTGTATGGTTTCTTGTATTATAGTAAAAAATGATCTTTTTTTTGAACTTACTCCATCACTAAAGGCCTCCTTTTTTCTATAAATAATTTCCTTTGGTAATAATTTTTCACCTTTACTATTACACCCTTGAAGATTTAAAACGCCGTGAAAATATAATAAAAAAGATATAAATATTTATTATTATATATAGTATCGTAATGGATAAAGATGAAAAAATAAAGAAATTAGAAGAAGAATTACAATCCACTCAACAAGAACTTCAATCAACTAAAGAGCATCTTAAAAAATACACAGCACCAGCAAGTAGTAAGGTATATTATGAAAAGCATAAAGAAGCACAAAAACAACGTGTTAAGGAATATCAACAAAAAACAAATTATAAAAGTGATTACAGCCCTACACCAGAGCAAAAAAAAATATATGCGAGACGAGCATATTTGAAAAGAAAGGAAAAACTCCAAAAGGAAATGGAAGAAAAACAAACCGATGAGAATATTTAGGGTTTTATATAATTTTATTTATAAATAAAACTATATAAAAATAAAATATTTAGTAAATATATAGAATGGTGAAAAAGAAAAAGAAGGATACTTTCCAAGAGTTCCGTTCCACAGATAAATCTGCTTACACTACCATCAAAACCACACTCAAATCTGTATTACATAACCATAAAGAAGTCCAACCAGTTATTACCAACTTGGTTTTTGAAATGAACGATTTGATGATACATTCTTATCAGTTTATCAGGTTGTATATATTGAAATGTTATAATAACAATCAACATTTACCTGAAATAAACGAGAAGTTTATTCTGTATTGTATCAAAACATTAGGAATAAGAAGTAATCAAGGAGCAAAAAGCAAAGATACTAACCTGTTGGAAGAATTACAAGAGTTTTACGATAATGAATATCAACCTTTACTGAACCACGAGAAAACACAACTAAAGAATACTACTTTTTTATTACCTTATTTAGCAACGCAACTACATACTTCTTTATCTAACAACACACAAGAACACTTTATTCAACACTTCCTTCGGTTCATCAACAAAACCACATCAAACATAACGGAAGATAAAGCAGTTTTATTCAAGTTCAAGAAGCAATTATTAGAATGTAATGAAGAAACAGATACTATGTTTGATGACTGGAAAACTACTCATTTACCAAATATATTTCCTGAAAATATTAAGAAATCAGTTTATTATGATGTAAAAGTGAAACCATTTGATTTTTTGAAAGGTATGTTGTATATGAATGATATATTAGAAAAGGAAGAACATAAATTATTCCAACCTTTACCACTTCGTAATAATATTATCCCCAAGCATATCATTTTGGATACTGCGTGTATCATTAGTTTATTCTGTCCTGAAAACGCAAAGAAGAGTGAGTTATTAAAGAAGGTAAAGGAAAATCAACACGATATATGGAATAGTTTATTGAACTTACAAGATAAAACATTCAAAAGCAAATATTACCAATTCCATTACCAACTCCAAACAGACGGAATTAGTTGTTCTTTGTTGTTTATTCGTAAGGATTTGAAAGATAAGAAGTGGGGTTCAAGAGTTCCTACTTTACAAGAACAAGATTTTCATAACATAGAAGATTTATCATTAGAACAACTCAACGAAGTAGCACCTCGTAATATTGTTGGTTGCGACCCTGGAAAACGCAGTCTGGTATATATGATGGACGACAAAGGAAACAAACTCCAATATACAGCACCGCAAAGAAAACGAGAAAGCAAAGCAAAAACAAACCAACGAATATTATTAGTGGAAAAGAAACGAAATAACATCATAGAAAAAGAAACTCATTTATCGGTTCAAAATAGCAAATCCGTAGATTATGAAAAGTTTAAGGTGTTTCTGGTAGAAAAGGATAAACTGAATAAAGAAACATTAGATTTCTACCAACGAGATGTTTGGAGGAAAATGAAGTTTAGACAATATAGTTATGGTAAGAAGAGTATGGATAAGTTCCTCAATAAAATCAAGGAAACCTTTGGTGAAAATATCCTAATTGGTTATGGAAATTGGAGCAGAAGCACTCAAATGAAACACTTTATGCCTACGCTCAATAAAGGATTACGAAAACAAATCCATAAAAAATATGATACAATTACCATAAATGAATGTAATACAAGTAAAAAATGCTGTGAATGTAATAATGATTTATCTTATTACAAGCATAGTAATGGAAACAAGCAGTTCCGTCTTTTAGTCTGCCTCTCGTGTAACAGAGGCAACGACTATTCGCTTACGGCGAATGGAGTATGTTCTGGATGCGTGAGACCCCAAGTCAAACAAACCGTATTTAGAACAAGAGACGCTAATTCAGCAATCAATATAATGAATATTACAAAATCCTGGATTGATAGGCAAGAACGCCCTGCGTGTTTTCAAATTTCGTCTTTCACCTCTTCAAATAATCAAAATAAAGAGGAAAAAGTTAGACCATCGTAGGTGAAACTCCTACTATTGATTTTACACTTTTGATTTTTTTACTCTGTGAAAACGGCGTTTTAAATCTTCAAGGGTGTAATAGCCAATCTATGAAATCCGCAGAAACTATTTAGAAAATGTTTGGTAGTAGAATTCTCTGGTCCACGTGATTTTCCTTTTAAAAAAGATTCATTAATTGTAGAAACCGATAACTTTGAATAATTTATATTCACTAATGTGAATATACCGCACATATTTATAAAAAATATAAATTATATCTTTAAATTTGTTAACAATAATTTAAATAAAGTATAAATATATATTATGACATCCGAATGTACCACATCATTTCAAGAACGTATGAACAGAGAAATATATAGTAGAAATCTACCATCTCAGCCATTACAACCTTATTTAGATGTTAGACCAGTAATGACTAAATACTCCTATCTTCCTATAGTAGATCCTCGGCGCGAAATAAAACAACAATTCAAAGACTTACCTACTTATAATACTAATACTACATTCAATCCTGGTAATCGTCAAGCCCCGTGGTCAGGATTTGCCTCAAATATTAATTTAGAATCCGAATTAAGAAACCAGATATATGCGCTTCAAAAATGTAATCAGGCCGAGTATGTACCAAAAAGTAATAGCGATCTATACGATTTCAATTTACAGGTTACAAAACACACGAATCTAGGCGATCGTAATTTACTCTTTAAACAAGAAGCGTTCCCTCAATTTAATCCCAACCCAGATACAAATATTTTAGGAGTAAATTTATTTAACAATAATACAAGGGTACAAGTAAAAGATATTAATAGTTGTAATTAAATTAGAATTTTGTTTTATATATTTAAGATATGTCGCAGCAATTTATAAATGAAATAACATTAGATTACTTATTAAATAAAGAACGATTTGATAAATATATAAAACATAGTAATAATAAAAAAAAATACGACAAAGATAAAAAATTCTATCGTAAAAGAATCATCAGTCTCACCAAAGAGTTGATTTCAGACGCATCATGTAATATTTATCCAGAAGTTAAATATACATTTGAAAGTTATATAAACAGTTGTATTCATTTTTTCAAAAGTTTAGATAATAATGATATTATTCAAAAAGATCTATCTACAATATCAGATTACAATAATAATCCATCATTAGACGTTAGTAATAACTATACTCATGCGAATGACGAATTTATAAAAACATTAAAAGTAGAAAACTTACTAGATAAATTTGTAATTAAAACCAGCCTTGGTGAAAAGGATATTATTTTGCCACAAAAAAAAAATATTAATCTTAAAGATCCAAATTTAAAAACCAAAGGAGTTAAAAAAATTTCAAAAAAGAAAAATATCACTAATAATTATGAGAGTACCAATCAAATCCAAAAGAAAAAAAATGAAAAAAACAAAACAAATGAAAAGAATGATCAAGACGAAAAAGACCAAAAAAAAGAGGGTATCTATGAAATATAAAATGAAAGGAGGTAAAGAAATGATAAATGTAAACTGTAGTCCAAAAGGTGAAGACGAAATAAATGATTTTTCGTGTTATACAGATGACGCTATAATAAATTTAAGAGACATGTGGAACGCAAGACATCCTGATAATAAAATCAATACAAATAATACTAAAAAAATTCACGAAGAGTTAAGTAATCATCTCTCAAATGTTTGTAATAAAGAGTCTTGTTGGCTAAAACAAAAACATCATTTTGGAGATATATCAAAAGATTTAAAAGAATCTTTTGCTCCAACAACACCTATAGAATGGAAAAAAAACCCCAACGAATGGTTATCTAGTACAGATATTATCAAAGTAATGAAACAATATGAAAAGGCATATAAATGTTTTGACTTTATTGGTCCTTCACCAATTGATTTCAATAAACAAAAATTATATGGTGAATGTGTATGGGAAGAACTATGTAATTTTAATTTAAAACGCGAAATAGATAAGGGGCGAATTAAATTTGGTATAATATTTAATACCGATCCACATGATAAACCTGGTCAACATTGGATATCGATGTTTATTAATATAAAGAAAAAGATGATATTTTTCTTTGATAGTACAGGAGATCCTGCACCAAAAGAAATAAATGATTTTGTCAAAAAAATAAAACAACAAGGACAATCTCTTAGACCTAAAATAAATTTTAATTATGATACAAGTGAAGGGTATGAACACCAAAACGGTAATACTGAATGCGGCGTGTACTCGCTATTTTTTATTGTTCAAATGCTAGAAGATAAGATGTCTACAAAATATTTAAAATCTCGAAGGATCGACGATGAATATATGTCAAAATTTCGTAAAATATATTTTAACGAAACATTATAATATAAAAAGTATTTCTAATATTATACTAATAATGGAACAATTCAAAACAAACGAAAATAAAGCATTATTATGGGATTTAATATCCGAAAATATCACACTTGATAATAATGGTAAACACCATATTTATAATTTATTTAATCAAAATTATAATCCTTTTTACCAAAATCAATTTAATACATGTAATAGTCTAATGGAGTTAAATAAAAAATATATTATGTTTATTAGAAGTAATATTAATGAGTATGACCATAAATCTAAATTAGTTACACACGAAGATATTCAAAAAAATAAAGTAAATCAATTTGATATAGAATATCAAAATCAAAAAAATGATTTTGATTCTAGTATTAATATTAAACCTCCTCCTGTACCAGATTTTAAAATCAAAATGGAAGACGAGCCTTTGAAAGAGACCGATAAACTTATTCAGGAAATGATAAAATCTAGAAATTATGAAATCGATAAAGTTTATCAAAAAAATGATATAGTAACAAAAAATACTAATAAATTGGATACTCCTAGTTTGGATACTCCTAGTTTAGATACTCCTAGTTTAGATACTCGCAATTTAAAAAATTCTAATAATATAACATACATTAAAATTAATGAAGAACTTGATAATAATATTTATGAAAAAGAAGTTGAAATACTAGATAATGATAATAGTAAACATATTTCATGGGCAGATCAAACAATTCAGCCGTCTATATCCATTTTTGATAAACTAAAACGAAAACCGTCGCTCAACTCAAATATCGACGAAGAAATCATATTTTTACATAAGAAAATTGACAAACTTGATGAAAAAATAGAGAGAATTATATCTCTTCTAGAAAAATAGATATATCAAATAATATTACACCTTTTACATAAATCGCTGAACTATGTTATCAACTGTTTGAATACTTGTTGACCTTTTTCATTTATTTCTAATGTTCCTACTTGTAGAGGAACATTTGAAGGATTTTTTACTGCTGCCTCATAACTTGCTTTATCATATATATTTAACAATTTGGAATTTATACGTTTATAAACATAGACAACACCATTTATTTCAACTGGTTTTCCAACCCATTCTATTTTTTGTTTATTTGCGCGAACGGTGGTATCTCCCTGTTGTTCAGCATAATCAGGAACATAAGCATATTTATCATTTGAAGGCGAACCAAAATTAACACATTTATTACCCGAATATAAATAACAATCGAAAGATGTTTCTTTAATCGCGTCTGTTAACTGAAGATTCAAGTTTGCTTTTATTTCTGATAATTCAAATAAATTCTGATCAGTAGTTAGCGGAACAGGTGGTAATTTTCTACTTAAATCCTTTCTTTTTAATTCAATTGCTTCATCAGATTTTAGTTGTTCGGCTGTAAATTCCATTAAATAAACAAATACTTCCACCGTTTGTAAATGTTGTGGTAAATCTTTATGACTACAAATACGTCTTGCACGACCAATAACTTGTTCTGAGCGTACAGGATGCCAATATGGTTCCATAATATGTACATAACGCGTGTTCTTTAAATTAATACCTTCAGATCCTGACGAAGTAATCATAAAAACTTTGATAACTTCACCCATATTATTATTATTTGCAATTTTCATCAAAGATTCGGAAAGTGAACTAGGTATTTGGTCCCATTCACCATTATAGATATGACGAATTATCTCTTTTTCTTCGACGGTTTCAGTTCCTGTATAAAGAGCAAATGTTGGTTTTCCTACATCATTTTCCTTTATATCAATCGACCAAACGCCATAATCATTTTTTTTTATTTTAAACCGTGCAAAACCATTTTTCTCTAAAACAAGTGTAAAAATCCCTATACCTTCTAAAGTTCTAAATTGACTATACACTAAATGTAATCCTTCATATTCAGGATCTTTGATATTATCTAATATATGTAAAAACTTGGGACTATATGTTTGAAGTCCTTCTGGCGTTAAATATTCATTTGAATTATCACGTAAAAACCGTATCGCATCTTCTATACGTTCTTTATAAGTACTACCGCCTATTTCATCTAAAATTTCATCTCCCTCTACTTCTCCTTCATTTATATTTTCCATATCTTTTTTTGTTTCAGCACGTCTTGCTTCTGATAACAAATTTACGACACCGCTTTCTTCTTTTTTATTATTGGTTGTTTTATCCAAGTCTAATTTTGCTATTTCATTTTCTATAACTTTTTTATCTAAATCCTCAATCGAAAACATATTGGAAATATCTTCTTTATCGTCTGTCTTTTTTGTTTTTTTACTTACACCTTTCTTTTTTGTGTTTTCTTCTGTATTTTTTTCCCGTAACTCTTGAAATATTTTTTCTGCTAGATTCTCTATTTCTGTTCTCATTTTTTCCTTCAACTCTTTTCTTTCGTCTTCATTTTCAAGTTCATCTAATTTTTGTTCTCTATGTAATAAAGTCTTTTGTTTTATCTGTTCTATAATCATCTCTTTTACCATAATAGCATGTTGTCCAGCAATAGATGATTCTATCTTAATATCTCTAGGTAATGGTCTGTTTGGTAAAGCATAATTACAATAAAGACGTGAAAATATCTTATATGTTCCACTAAACTCTTCTTCTTGTGCTGATTTTTTTTTTGATTTGGGCTTTTCCTGTTTTCTTTCTTCTCGTCTGGCATTTTCATATAATTGAAATTGTTTATTACTCATAGGTATACGTATTATATGATAATCACTTCCCAATAATTTATTAAATTTGGGTAACAGACTTTCCTGTGCACTTCTAAAATGAGAAGATAATCCAATTATACGTCTTTTTAAAGCATCATTATTTTTCAGCTCTTTTGTATTTTCGTCAATAAAACGACTTGAAAATTGCTCGAATGTATCTGGTAATGCTTTTCTATATCTCACACGAATTGCCGCAATATTAGCCTCTATATTATTTTTACGAAGGATATTTAATATTTTTCTCTCAAAATCTTCATCGGATATAAATTCTGTCTCAAATATTTCCTTCTTATTTTCATCCTTTGTTATATTCGAAACACCTTGATACTTATTACCTACCTTTATTTTATTCTTAAACCCATAAGGGTTTCTAGTAATTGTTAAAACTTTACTTGACGGAGAATAATCCAAATAATCATGTGTTTTTTCACCGATTAACATTTCATTCAAAGTAGTACGATCTATTTTATTAGTTGTTTTTATAATAAGCGGAATATGCCAAGTCTTAATATACCCTCTCAATATGTTAAAAAGTATTCCAAATTCGTTTGCATAATTAATAACAGGTGTACCACTTAATAAAACAATCCTAGAATTTTGCGCACTTAAAAGATATTCATATAATTTTGTCGATAAACTAGTTGGTAAATGCTCTTTCTCTCCTCTTTCAGTTTCTTGAATTGGTTTTTCTTTCTTAATTTTATTAACAATTCTACTTATTAAATTATGAGCTTCATCAATAATAACAACCGCATTATCAAATAAATTTTTAGTATAACCCGACGTAAGCTGTGACAATTTACTTGATCTAAGACCATTATAATTTATAAATGTATACTTATTATCTATCATTTTATCTAATTGGGCTTCTAATGATCTTCTTTCAATATCTGTCAACTCATCATAATTAGAGGGTTTTGTTATATTCACAAACCATGCGCCTTTTTGTTTCAAAATATAGTCTTGTTCCAAATTTAAAATCGCGGATAAAATCCGTAATAAATCTTCATTATTATTTAATGCTATCCATTCCCAGAATTGATTCTTTTTATAGTAAACGTCTCCTGCTTTTTTTAATTCTTCTATATAATTTGCGCGTAAAGAAGCGGGGGTCATCACTATCACTTTTTTGGTACTTTTCATAGCCTCTGCAATTGCAATCGATGTAGCCGTCTTACCAGAACCTAACCCATGATATAAAAGTAACCCCCTATATGGTGTATATAAATTCATATAATCGCGTACAATTTCTTGATGTATAAGTAATTGGAAATCTTTACTTGTTTTACCGATTGTATCACATGAAATCGCTTCTTTATTATCTAATAATCGCTGCTTATATGGTTCAAATAGAGAATTAATAAAATTTATAAAAATTTCGCGATTATTCATATAATAACTTGAAACCTTAATATTTATAGGATCTTTTGTTTTATAAATACGATCCATAATAGGGGTATCTCCTATTTTTATATTCATTTCTGGACCTAAAACAGCGATACCCTTTACTACTTTTTTACTACGTCGCCCTTTTACTTTTATCGGTTTCTCTTTAATTTGTATAACCTCTTCGACCGTTTCGGGAATTTTTTCTTCATCATCGCTTTCTTCGATAATAAATTTTGGTTTTTTTGTTTTTTTCAATTGTTTATCCTTTTTAGGTAATTCTGATAAAGTTACATCAGGCTGGCGTAGATCTTGCTTTCCAAATGATATATCTTTTATATTTACTTTTAACACATTTTGCTTTTTCAATTTATTTAAAACAGCGTCCCGATCAAACCCTTTTTTTGTTTCGTCAATAATTAACGTTGCTTTTATCGGCGCTGTTATTTCGCCTTCTTCGCCAATATTTTTTCCTTTAATTATAACTTCAACCTTCTCTTGATCTTTTAGAATTGGTTTTATCATCATTTTTTGTTTTAATTTTTCTAAATGACTCATATAACTTATAATGATATAACTTTTTATAATTTTTATAAAATTACTCAATTGTTTCACCATTTTCTTCAATAAATTTTATTGCTTCGTTACATGCAACTTGTTCCGCCTTTCGTTTAATTTTATGTTGCCCTTCACCCATAAAAATTAATGCTTTTCCATTTTCCACTACATATTGTTGAATTGCCTGAAATGTTTTGAAAAAGGATATATGAACTGAATCATTATGTGATACATTAAAAATATGTTGACCTAAACATAAATAAACCCCCATCTTATATCCTAGATCTATATCATGCTCTATTTCCAAATAATGAGGAGTTACTTTAAATTCTTTTTGAATTTTTACCTGTAATATATTCTTATAATTATCGTCATTTTGGATTAGCGCTACCCAATCTATATGTCGTTCAAAAATATTTTCAATAAACTTTTGTGCCATTTGAAATCCTGGCCCTGTAACAAACATATTTTGAAACCAACTTTCCTCATCCTTTACAACAACTTTATTAAAATCCAAAAAAAGTGCTCCTATAAAAGATTCGAATAAACAGCCTAGCTTTTTTAAATTCGTTCGAATCTTTTTTTCTTCAGCATGTTTCGACAATATAAGCCATTTATGTAGTCCCATTTCATATGCAATTCTCCCAATAGCTTCGTTTTTAACAATTGCTATTTTTTTTTCAGTCATAAACCCCTCATTTTCTTTTGGAAATCTTCTATATAGATAATACTTGGTAATAGCCTCTAAAATACCATCACCTAAAAATTCTAAACGCTCATTTGATTTACTACTTAATGGTAAACAATTGTCTGGGCGTTCTACTATAGTTATATTCTGTTGAGCGTTTTCATAATCAGGTCTTTTTACATAAGATCTATGAACAAATGCTCTTTCATATAGACTAATGTTATCGACTGTTGCTGGAATATTATATTTAGTAAGAATAGATTGAACATCGTTCAATTTAATCTTAATATTCAATGGATTAAAAGGATTAAAAACTAGTCCCTCTTCAGAAACAATTATATCATCGTCGTGATTACCATTTTTAAATTCTGACATATAATATTAATCAAATAATGACTTTAATTTGTTTTTAATTATATTATTTAGAAAAAAAAAATATCGCAGTAATGTATAAAATGGTGTATATGTCCGGAAGTAAAAGTGCACGAAATGCTGCCTCTATTGTAAACAGAACTAATGTTTGTGGTGGTCCTAAAAAAGCAGGTTTAGCACCAAGTTCAGGGTATTTCTTTAATCAACATAACCCTATGTTGGTTGGATCTGTGTTATCTATGCCTCTCAGGTGTGTTCCTAACAGAACCGTTCAAACACAAAAAACAGGTTATAAAGCAACCATCGGTGGTAATATGGGTTAGATATCTTATTATTAAAGTATTTATTTATAAAATAATTTAATAATAACATTTTAATTATGATATGAAAATTAAAATCGATTGTAGAGAACATGATTTGATCAAACAAATTCATAAAATGATGGAAGAAATCCCACGATTCAAAGATATAAAAATAGAAATCATATCATTGCCTATCGGAGATATTATAATCGAAAACTCCAAAGAATCTATTAAACTATTAATCGAGAGAAAATCTATAAATGATTTATTATCTAGCATAAAAGACGGTAGATATGAAGAACAATCCTATAGATTAACCTCATATGAACACCATAATCATAATATTATTTATATAATCGAAGGAGATATAAATCGTCCTAAAAGTTTTTTAAATAAATCTAACGATAAACAGACTGTTCATTCTGCGATTCTCTCATTAAATTATTATAAGGGATTTTCTGTAATCCGTACGTTTTCTTTAGAAGAAACCGCTTTTTATATTTTAAATAGTACCAATAAAATTGGAAAAGAAAATGATAAAGATATGTCTTATTATAGTGAAAATAATCAACATACACAACCTGCTACATGTAAGGATTATATAAATGTAGTTAAAAAGGTTAAAAAAGATAATATAACCCCTGAAAATATAAACGAAATTATGTTATGTCAAATACCCAGTATTAGTTCGACTACCGCAAAAGCTATTTTAGAAAAATATAAATCTATTACTAATATTATTGATGAATTAAAAAAAGACACCAACTGTTTAAAAAATATAACTTATACAAATAAAAAAGGAGACTCCAGAAAAATTAATAAGAATGTTGGCGATATATTACAAAAATTTTTAATTACTTAGGACTGTTATCATTTTTATCATTTTTATCATTTTTTGGTATATTCAAGTTACCACAAGGTCCACAGTGATCATGATTTGACCAATCAATTTTTTTATTTTTTTGGTAATTTGTATGATTATTATTCCACCTTCCTAATGTTATTGGTGATGCAGTTGTTTTAAATAATTGAATAGTTTTACGGATCCATTTAGATATCATATTTATAACTATAATATATATAAAGTCAATTAGTTAAATCATTTTTTTGAAAAAATAAAAATATATTATATACAAATGAACAGAGATTTAACCTTTCTATTTAGTCTAATCGGTATAGGATTTATTATATATATTATTTGTTTATATGTAGACTTTAAGAATTTAGACTTTAATAAGTTGAAAATGGATTTTAATACAAAAGAAGGAATGAGATCGTCAAATTCCGATGATTCTAGCGGTGGTAATGGTTTTGCAGGAAATGCGAAGCAGTTTGCATCTCAAATTAAAGCAGCATCTGTAAAATTAGATGACCAACTTCTTATAAGTAAATATAGCACCGATTATGAATCTGCTATTATGAATATGGAAGGCTTGATTAATAATCTCATGTTAAAAACGGTTTTATCAGTCGATCCATCCAACCCACAAAAAACTGTTCAAACACTGAATGCTCTATTCAAGTCACAAGTTGCTCTAAATGCCGTTATGAAATATGTTGATAGTAAATAAATATAATATTTTTTGTAAAGTAATATATTTAGCTGTTTATATCATCATTTTATAATTATAGAATAACTGCTAGTTGTAATTATAGTATCGTTACTTGAAGTAGTACTAGCATCTGAATATGTAAAAGTAGACGACATTTATATATTATATTTATATAACATTTTTATTTTATTTTTTTATAGAATTAGTTATCAATTGTTGTTTCTTTCGCTAATCGCTTAATTATTTTACTTTCTTGTTCTTCGTCTCCACCTTTCCCCCCCATCGCTTCAATCATTAACTTATTATAAGTATCGGAATACCTGGACTCTGATTTATTACAATCAGGATGTTTCTCCTTAAATTCTTGTAATAATCGCGCATTCTTACGTGCAACATATTTAATTGCTTTACGAATTTTCGGTTTTTCACTCGTTTCTTTATCCCATTTATCTTCATCTTTCACGTATAATACCTCACGTTTCATATCTGTACAGTGTACTGGACGCTCGGTAACATCCATATCTTTTAAGTTTTTAATAATAATATTAGACATTCCATTCACGTAACCAACATCCCCCATTTTTTCCAAATCACTCAATTGTAATTGTAAGGAATTAACAAAATCCATAATATTCATCGCATTTTTACAAGTTTCATTCAAAAAGAAGTTCAAATTAAAATTCTTATTATGACTATTTGTATTATGTGTTCCATTTTTCAATAACTCCATCATTTGTGTTTGGGTTTCTACTAGCATATGTTTAAAATCATTATTTTCTCTCATAAGATCATTATTCTGTTTCAATACATTCAATACTAAATCTTTATCAACTACTAATTCTTCTTGGCAATCAGGTATGATATTATCTTCAATATTACATTTTTTTTTATGATTCCATAGGGATGAAATATGTTTATATATTTTTCCACAATTACACTTGTAACATGATGTGGCGTTTTTTGGCGTTTTTTCTATAGTATTTGTTCGTATTTTATGTTTTGCAGTAGATAAATGACGTTGGTAATCACATTTCTTAGAGCATCCAAAGTTGCATTTTTTACACTCAAATTTTGAGGCGTTTTTTGGCGTAAAAATGTTCGTCATTTTCGTCTATATCTTACGAAGATAAAAAACGCCTAAATCCTTTTTTCATAAAATTCAAATTCAAATTTAAAAATTATGCTCACATTTTTTGAATCATTTTTTTAGTAACCAGAGCATAAGAATTTTTTCAGTCACAAATTTTTCGTTTTTTGCAAAAGTATTTCCCCAATGGAAAATTGGACATTTTTTTTGTCCATTTTTGAATTTCTGAAAAAACTTTCGGAAAAAAAAAACGTAAAAATTTGATAAAATCTGTTATTTTTATTTTTTTTTATACAATAATATAAATAATTTAAAGGTAATCGCGAGGTAATATAATGAACGAATGCGACAAATCCACATTTTCTCGTCCGGTACGGTTAGAAGATTTTCTAGATAATTCAGAACCAATTAAATCTAATAATAAATCATATAATGATGTTATCATAACCAAAAATCAGAAACATTATGGTCACCGAAAGCGAATAAAACCCTGACGCACAGGAACAAAGAGTCAACAACAAATCGCGCCAAAGGGGTTTAAAAAAGGTTTCAGAGGTTAAATTCTGTTTAAATTTTTATGTGGATGACGTAATGGACAATTACAGAGAACATAAATATATAGAATTTGTCTCTCATATATCTTCGATGGTTTGATATATTTTATAAAAATATATAAAATATATAATATAGCAGGAGTTATCAATCAACCTTAATACTAACCTCATTATCTTTATAATATCCTTTATCTATAAGCGATTGTGTATATTTCATTCCTCCCCAGTTAGGATCCATCGCATTAGGACTGACATGTTTTTGTTCTTGTATGATATCCATCGCATCCAGTGGTGTAGTAGTTCCTACATAAAAAGATGATTGGTCAAAACTTGGTACTGAATTTTTATTATATGGAGGATCATTTCTTCCGGCATCTACCAATAACATCGGATTCGGATATGCCTTCGCACCTTCCGTACCTAATGTACTTTCCATAATAACATCACCATTTGAATTAGCGATTCCGCGAGGCATCGCATAGCTGGGAGGTAATCCACCTTGTTGTTCTGTAACTCCGGGTCTAACTTTATAAACAGGATTACCTTGAGCATCGTAAACGTGTTGTAAATATAAAACCGGACACTTAACCCCTTGATGACGTTGCCACTCTAAAAACTCTGTATAATCTTCTAAATTTTCAAATTCTATTGGGTTTACTCCTGGAACTTTTGCAACGCGTGAGTTATATAAAAAAAATCTACTATCTTTTTGAATTAACATATTCGGGCATTTTTGTCCATTATCGCGATTGGTTAAACCTTCTTGATAATCTGGATCAGCACATTTTGCATAAAAATATAATCCTATTAAAAATAATAAAATGAATAAAAAAGTTAATGTAGTCATATATATAAATAAGGATAAAAAAGAATAGTATTTTTTTCTTTATTTATTATATGTCAGTAGTTCATTTTAATGAAGAAAATGCTAGAGATCTAAACCAATCGATCCCTAAAAAAAAGGTTTTTTTACTAATCTATATGGAAGGATGTAATCCTTGTATGAAAATGAAACCAGAATGGGCAAAAATAGAAAACATATTTAAAAAACAAGATAAAAATATTTTGATTGGTGATATAGAACGAACACATTTACCTCAATTAAATAATTTAAACTATAAGGTTAATAGTTTTCCAACTATATTATATTTATCTAAAAATAGCAAGGTTGAAACATTTGAAGATGCTGGATTTCAAGAGAGAAACATAGATAATTTTATGAAATGGATCAATACTAAATGTAAAAAAATAAAACCAAAAACACGTAAAATTGGTAGGAAAAAAATATATAAATTAAAGGGAGGAAAATGGTCTCGAAAATATAAAAAAAGTATAAATTGTAATAAACCAAAAGGTTTCTCTCAGCGTCAATATTGTAAATATGGTAGACATTACACAGGCGCTTTATGATAGCTAACTTTATGAAAGTCTATATAATCTCTATCTATTCTATTTCCCCATAATTTATTCCACGATAAAATATAACTAGAAGGATTATGAAAACGCGAATTACGCGACGCATCCAAATGTATTTTATAATACTCGTACATATTTGAAAAAAACACAATACTTTGCCTCCTATATCCTAGAAATTTCATTTCATTAATACATTTATTATAATTATATTTATGAAATTCATTTTCATCAAAACTAAATATATAATCGATCAGTTCTTTTGGTAAATGATACATGATAGTATTATATAATTAATCCCCTTTGTATCATAACAAAAAACATTTCAATTTTTAAGAAAAATTTTCTTTTGCATATCCTATCACAGAACATGCAATTCTTTTTCCGGCATTCCCTGTTTTTAAACTCTCTGCGTTTCCACCCTGTCCACAATCGTCTTCATCTAACATCTATAAGATAGCACACCAAGCAATATATGGTTTAGAAAGACCGAGTTATCTATGTAGAACAAGTAATCAAGCAGTTTTAACGAATTGCTATAAACAAAATATACACAAGGTATGAGAAGACCTAAACTTTGAATAATTTAATTCGTATTTTTGTGCGAACTTAAATATTCAAAGGTGTATATATTATAATAATTAATAGTTATAATTATTCCGTAAAATATAATTATTCCGTAAAAATAAGTATTCATTAAAAGAAAAAAATGAAGTATTAAAATCAAATAAACAGAAGACAACAAAACAATTATGGATTACTCATTCAGAATTTTCGATTTCCAGGTTTATAATTCCAAACAGATAGATGATAATTCTTCTGATGAAGAAAGAAATAAGTATCAAGACACGGGTAAATTTGAAATTCAAATGTTTGGTTTGAATGAAAAGGGCGAAACTGCCTCAATAAAAGTAACCGATTATAAACCATTCTTTTATTTATTGGTGAATGATAGTTGGACAATCCGTATTAAAACCGCCTTTTTAACACATTTAAAAGAAAAGATAGGAAATTATTATAAAGACGGGATTCATGAATGTAAATTAATTAAAAAGAGGAAATTATATGGGTTTGATGCAGGTAAAGAACATAAATTTATAAAACTAGAGTTTCACTCTATGACATGTTTTAATAAAGTAAAAAATCTATGGTATTCTGACTATAAGAAAGGGCATAAGCTATTTACAACTGGATATAGTTTTTATGATACTGATATTATGCTATATGAAGCAAATATTCCTCCTCTCTTAAGATTCTTTCATATAAAAGAGATAAGTCCATCAGGATGGATTGCACTTCCAAAAAAGAAATGTATTCAAGAATCCGTTAAAAACACAACGTGTAATTACGAGATTCGTATTCATTTTAAAGATATCGTTCCCTTGAATGATAAGGAAACACGGGTTCCTTATAAGATATGTAGTTTTGATATAGAAGCGAGTAGTAGTCATGGGGATTTCCCTGTCCCAGTTAAAACATATAAAAGATTGGCAACAAATATTATCGATGTAATAAATAAACAATTGATAGAACGAAAAGAGGGTGAAATAAAACTAAACGAGTTTATTTATAGTGCGTTTCAAATAAAACCAATAAACGAAATTGATACAGTTTATCCTAAAACGAAAGTAACCAAAAAACAAGTCGACGTGCTTTTCAACAAATGGATTAACAGTCCGATGCGAGACTTGAAATCAAGCGAAAACTTAACAGAATTATTAACGATTGAAAAAATGTTTGAGAAATCACATGAAGATGACGATGATACGGAATATGGATATAATAAAAAGGAAAAGGTAGACGATAAATATACTATTTTGGATATATTATTTGATAAAACGTTGACACGCGAAACAAAAATAAATGAGACGTCAAATTCATTAAACGCAGTATTTCCAAAGTTAGAGGGTGATAAAGTAACATTTATTGGGTCTACATTCATGACTTATGGGGAAAAAGAACCAAATATGAATCACTGTATTGCGTTGAATACATGTAAAAAAATAGATGGAAATAATACGATTATTGAAAGTTATAAAACCGAAAAGGAGGTTTTACTCGCGTGGCAAAAAGTGATTCAAAAAGAAGACCCTGATATTATTATAGGGTATAATATATTTGGGTTTGATTATCAGTTCCTTTTTAAACGCGCCGAAGAAAATAATTGTGTGGAACAATTCTTAAAATTATCTAGAAATAAAGACGAAATATGCGGTAATAAAGAAGGGGATAGTTCGCGTTATAAATTAGAAGAGAGTAGTATTGTTCTTGCAAGTGGACAACATGATTTACATTTCATTAAAATGAATGGACGATTACAAGTGGACCTCTATAACTTTTATAGACGCGAATCAAACCTCACTAGTTATAAGTTAGACTATGTTGCTGGTCACTTTATTGGAGATATGATAAAAAAATATACATATGATAAAAAAAAGAAAGAAACCAAAATAGAAACCTCAAATATGACAGGATTATTACAGGGTAGTTATATTCATATTGAAGAAATTGGACATTCGACTGAATTTTATCAAGATGGTGCCAAGTTTATGGTAGCTGAAATTAATAAAGAAGAAAAATATTTCTGTATTAAAGAAAATATAACACCTGACGATAGTAAGAAATTAAGATGGTGTTTAGCAAAGGACGATGTTACGCCAAAGGATATCTTTCGCCTCTCGAATGGTTCTGCAGAGGATCGAGGGATTGTCGCAAAATATTGTATTCAAGATTGTAATCTAGTTCATTATCTCTTTAATAAATCGGATATATTAACGGGTTTTATTGAGATGGCTACCATTTGTAGTGTTCCAATCAGCTTTTTAGTTATGCGTGGTCAAGGAATTAAGTTGACCAGTTATATTGCAAAAAAATGCCGCGAAAAAAACACGTTAATGCCAGTTATAGAAAAAGGCGCGATGGATGAAGGATATGAAGGTGCGATTGTATTGGATCCAAAATGCGATTTATATTTGGATAATCCCGTTGCATGTGTAGATTATGCTTCGCTATATCCCAGTTCGATGATAAGCGAGAACCTCTCCCACGACAGTAAGGTTTGGATAAAAGAATATGATTTAGAAAATAAATTAATAAAAGAAATAGGTGAAAAAGACGAAGAAGGTAATTTCATTTATGATAATTTACCAGAGTATGAATATGTGGATGTCACATATGATGCATTTAAATATGTGCGAAAAACGCCTTCTGCAGCGGCAGAAAAAGTAAAATGCGGTCATCGAATATGTAGATTTGCACAGTTTCCAGAAGGGAAAGCAATTATGCCTTCCATTTTGGAAGAATTATTAAAAGCCAGAAAATCGACACGAAAACTCATTCCCCAGCAAACAGACGATTTTATGAAGCAAGTATTAGAACAACGTCAATTAGGTTATAAGCTAACTGCAAATTCGTTATATGGTCAGTGTGGCGCCAAAACCAGTACATTTTATGAAAAAGATATTGCGGCTTGCACTACTGCAACAGGTAGGTTATTATTAACTTATGCAAAACGACTGATAGAGGAAACATATGGAGATAAAATATGTAATACAGAGAATCATGGTCCTGTTTTAACAAAAGCAGAATATATTTATGGAGATAGTGTTGCGAATTATACTCCTATTTTCATACGAAATGGCAGCATAATTGAAAATATTACAATAGAACATTTAGCAGCTAAATATGGAGATGATAAGTGGATAACATGTAAAGAGAAAGGAAAACAAGAGAAAGAGTTTTGTGAATTGAATGAAATAGAAACATGGACAGAAAATGGATGGACAAAATTATATCGTATCATTCGCCATAAATTGGCACATCATAAAAAAATGATAAGAATAATAACACATACAGGAGTAGTTGATGTAACGGATGATCATTCGTTAATAACCAAAGACGGATACGAAATTTCTCCAAACGATGTTTCGCTGGGAACAGAATTACTACATTTTACAAACCCTTATAATAATGAAATTAACAGCACTATAAGTAAGGAAGAAGCAAGAATTCTAGGGTTCTTCTTTGGAGATGGCAGTTGTGGTAGTTATGATTGTACATCAGGTAAAAAACATAGTTGGGCACTTAATAATGCTTCTGAAGAAATGATTATATACTATCAACAACTATGTAGTAAAGTTTATCCAGATATGGAATGGGTTATTATGCCTACGCTGGAAAGTTCAGGAGTATATAAATTATCACCCAAGTCTAGTAAGTATGGTTCGATCGTGTCTTTTGTAAAAAAATTTCGTGAGCAAATATATTATGAAAAGTCAAAAATAATTCCGTCTGTAATATTTCAAAGTAATGAAGAAATCAGAAGTGAATTCTTTAAGGGGTTATATGATGCGGATGGCGATAAAGATAAAAATGGATATACTAGAATAGATCAAAAAAATCAAATTAGTGCTTCTCATATAAGCTGGTTAGCACAAACTTTAGGATGGTCAGTATCATTAAATACCAGAAAAGACAAGCAAGATATTTATCGTATTACTATGACAAGAAATAAGCAACGTAAAAATCCATATGCAATTAAAAAAATGACTGAAATTGAATATAATGGGTTTGTATATGATCTAACAACTGATAACCATCATTTTGCAGCAGGTGTTGGTAATATGATTGTTCATAATACGGATTCAGTATTCTTTACATTTAATTTACAAACCCCAGAAGGAGAACCAATCCGAGGGAAAAAAGCATTAGAAATTACAATTGAACTGGCACAAGAAGCAGGACATTTAGCATCTAAGTTTTTGAAAGGTCCTCATGATTTAGAATATGAAAAGACATTCATGCCATTTTGTTTACTGTCGAAGAAACGTTATGTAGGAATACTTTATGAACATGATCCAAATAAAGGTAAACGTAAAGAAATGGGGATTGTATTAAAACGTAGAGATAATGCTCCGATAGTAAAAGATGTATATGGAGGTATAATTGATATATTGATGAAGGATCAAAATATAGAAAATGCGATTGCATTTTTAAAAGGATGTTTACAAAATATAATAGATGAAAAGTACCCGATGGAAAAATTAATTATCACTAAGTCGTTAAGATCAAATTATAAAAATCCAAATTCGATTGCGCATAAAGTATTATCGGATCGAATTACAGAACGCGACCCAGGTAATAAACCAAGTTCAGGCGACCGAATCCCATATGTATATGTAGTAAATCCAAATAAAAAGGCACTCCAAGGAGAAAAAATAGAAACTCCGTCATATATTTTGGAAAATAAGATTAAGATAGACTATTCATTTTATATAACAAATCAAATAATGAAACCGGTTCAGCAAGTCTTTGCTTTAGTATTGGAAAAAATATGGATAAATATGAAAAAAATACCAAAGGTCAAACGTTTCCGTCAAGAAATCGAAACACTTCGTAAAAATACACCAAAAGAAAAATTTGAAGCAAAGTTAGAACAACTAAAAAATAAAGAAGTAAAAGCGCTTTTATTTGATAGTTATATTCGAGATACAAATAATGCAAAAGAAGGAAATAAAAGTATAAACAGTTTCTTTACATCGTCGAAGAATAATTAACGGACTTTATTCCATGAAGTTCGGCTAGTGTGTCTAGATGAACACATCCTTCCTATAAAAATAGGATATCTCATATGATAATTCATAAAATATTTTTTTTTAGGAGATATCAGTTCTAATATGAATAAAACTAATATTAGAGCAAATAATAATAAAGAAGTAATATCTATTGGTTTTTGGGCAACTTCGCCTGTTAAATGATAACGATCTTCATTTTTTGTCATAATATAATTTATAAGATATCTATTATCTATAGAGGCAGGACTACATCCGCTTATAAGTTTATTATCCGAACTATTCATAAAAACACACAGGATTTTACCATCGTACGATTGTTGAATAAGCTGTTTATATTCTACACATACAGAATAATCATTTTGTTTTGATATGCACTTTACTTCGTGTATATCAAATATAATACTTGCATAAATACTTGCATAAATACTTGCATAAATACTTATAACTAATATTAGAATAATAATCAATTTCATATTTTAAGATATATATGTTTATAAAACATTTTTGAAAAAAGTAATCAATTTTATAAATATAAATATAAATATAAATATATATATGATTGATCAAATCATTATAAGTAAAGAAGAAGTATTTAAAATAGAAATGGACGAAAGTATTAAACCAGTTATAGGATTAATATTATTCATCATAATATTCATTATAATAATACCTAACGTTTTTTTTAAATATATTATAACTAATCAAAATGCAAATATAACCCTTTTTATTTTACTATCTTACATGGCAAATTTAGATTTATTAGCGACATGTTTAAGTTTTCACGATGGTCCATTTAATACTAAATTATTTAGTCAATTATACAAAAGAACAAATCATTTTTGGGGGTTTTTCTCTAAGAATATTATTAGCCTTATCACACTACTAGCGGTTGTGTTAATCGTATTAATAAGAACGGAGAAAATGAAAATTAAATTCGAGACAAAAATGCATAAAATGTTGATAATTATATCACAGCTTACGATAATATTAACCATAACATTTTTATTTCCAAATCGTTATATTAGAGAATTTATGGATGTAATATTCAAAAAAATAAATATAACATATGATAACCTATCATATAATATTAAATGGTTGATTGTATTTTTATCAGGTATAATTTTATCTATATTAGTTATTTTATTAGAAGCAAAAATAAATAATGAAATAGTACATAATTTCATTTATAATTTTATGAAATATAGAAATACAATAATAAAACTAACAGAATATTATAAATTAAACTGAAGATAGATGTGAACGTGTATTAGGGGGGTGGTTCAGTATTTGGCCTTCTAAAAATTGTTTCACAACCCCCCCAATCTCCATTACATTAGTCTCTAGATTCCATATTCTACTGAGAAGCTGTTCATCCTTAACAGGAGGTGTTTTATTATTAATTTCGTTAATATCATTATAAAGTGAAACTGCTTTATTATGATCAATCATTTCTTCCTGTTCTAATCTGGCAATAATTGCAGTTGATGTACGTTTATGTAAATTAGCTATATCTATAATAGGGAGTTCTAATAATTCATATTCACGCTGTAGTTGTAGTAGTTCTGGAGTGGTCCATTTATTACCTGATCGTGTAGTAGATAACATATAATATATTTATTGTATAATCTCTTTAAATAATTTAAATATATATTATTTTAAAAAGTAAATATATTATGATTAATATTTATTCTCTCATATCTTCTTTTTTACACCTTTTTACATTTCAAACTTATTATTTTCTTGAATTTTAAATCAATTGGTTATTAGAAATATCTGATATATTTTGTAACATACTATCAAAATCATCAAATGCGTTATTTGAAACATCATTAGTATTAATTCTTTGTCTTACTCGTCTGTTGTTAAAACTGAGGTTATTAGAAAATAATGAAGATGTCAAAGGTGTAAATAATGTAGTACTATTTAAAATATTATTATTAGACCGGTCGGTATTTTCATTATTTATATTATATTCGCGTATGTCATATCTACAAACAGGACATCTGTAATTTTCACGAAACCAATTCATTAACTGATTTCTTGAAAATATATGTCTACAGTTTCTTATTATTATTACCTCATCCTCATCTTGAAAACGTTCTAAACTAAAACAACAACTTTCGTTTAATGGATCTAAGATATCTCCATAGCGTACAATACGTGTAGCCGATTCAATTTGTATAGGCGTCGGTACAATTGGTACTGGGTCAAAAAAAGTATTGGATATATCCATATTAGAAAATATATTAGTGCGAGGTAAGGTGTTTGTATTGGGTGTATACACTTCTATATTATCAATAAAAACGCGTTCGTTGGGCATTCTTGTCTGATTAATATTAGGGGATTGTATAGGCGATAATAAATTTATAATAGACTGTCTTATACTATTATTATCTTGTATCATAGTTTGTATAATACGTGTATTTTCGGTGTGCATATTTATTAAAGATAATAGTGCCAAATAAACATAATCAGATATATTATTTTCATTAGGTTCACTTTCATTACTTCTAGATTGGGGTAATGTTCTTAAAACGCGTCTCATATATTTAATATTAATATAAAATAATTGTTTAAATGTAAATATATGTATTCATGTAATGGAAGAAAAAGGATTAAGTGGATTAAAAAATTTAGGAAATACATGTTTTATAAATTCTACATTACAAGTGTTATCTCATACGCATGAATTGAACGAATTATTCAAAGATAATATAAGAATTAATAAAAATATAGATGCATATTTATTTAATGAATGGAAATATTTATATAAATTGATATGGAATAAAAATACAATAATTTCTCCAAATAACTTTTTATCTACATTACAAGCTATTTCAGTTAAAAAAGAAAATGATTTATTTAGTGGATTTCAACAAAACGATTTACCAGAATTTTTAATATTTTTAATGGATTGTTTTCATAATGCTTTATCGAGAGAAATAAATATCGAAATAAAGGGTACGGTTGAAAACGATACAGATAAAATAGCATTAAAATGTTATGAGACCATTAAAAATATGTATTCCAAAGATTATTCGGAGATTTGGAGTATATTTTATGCGATTCAAGTTACAGAATTGAAATCTGTAAGCAGAGGAAGTATAGTAAGCTTAATTCCTGAGCCTTTTTTTATATTAAATTTATCTATACCAGAAAAAAAAAATGTTTCATTAATGGATTGTTTTTCTGATTTCTCAAGCGAAGAAATTTTAGAAAATGAAAATGCATGGTTAAATGAAGAAACTGGAGAAAAAGAAAGTGTAATAAAAAGAAATGTATTTTGGTCGTTACCTAAAATATTGGTAATCAATATAAAAAGGTATAATAATAATAATCGTAAAAATCAAAAATTGGTTGAATTTCCACTCGAAGATTTAGATTTATCTCCTTTTATAATTGGTTATAAAAAAGAGGAATATAAGTACGATTTATATGGTGTATGTAATCATAGTGGTAACGTATTAGGTGGTCATTATACTAGTTATGTGAAAACATCTCAAAATAACTGGTATTTATTTAACGATACACAAGTATCGAAAGTAGTAAATCCTTCATCAATAATAACACCAAAGGCATATTGTTTATTTTACAGAAAAAAATAAATTATCTATAAAATAAGTTATTTTACAAAATAATTTAAACAAAAACCATTAATTAAAAAAAAACATTTTAATCACTATA